AAGAGTAAAATCACTATAACTCAGGGTGCTTCGATACACATAAGCCTTATTTGTATCAACTTTAGTCGCTGCACCTATCCACTGTCCGGCTGTGTCTGCATAAGCAACAGTATCCTCGGCTCCAGGTGCGGCTTTGGCATAACCCGCTGTGTCGGCGTACATCACCGAATCGCCACCGGCATTTTGGGCATAGCCGGCGGTATCAGCATATATCACCGAGTCTGGCATAGGAGCATACCCCGCACTATCAGCATAACCAGAGCTGTCCGCATACATGACGGAATCGCCTGCTCCCGGGGCTGATTTGGCATAAATCGCTGTGTCAGAATAAGCTACCGTGTCGGTGTCCCACCCTATCCATGTTCCAGAACTGTCAGAATATGCGGCAACGAAGGCCGTATCTGCGTAGGTAGTTGTATCAATGTCCTCTCTGATGGCCGCAATAGAGTCTTTAAGAGCAGCTATATGGGCTTTGTGCGCCGCAATAGAATCGGCGTGGGTTAAGATTGAATCGGAATTATTTGTTACCTGCTGCTTGAATGTCACCACATCATCATGGTGACTGGCTAATGCTTGTGTGCAACCCACCAAGAATAGAACAAATAACAGCGGCAATATTCGTTTCAACATTTTCTTCCCCCTCTTACCAGTCGGGGTTGACATATTTATATTTAATTATCATGTTGATATAATAAAGAACAGCACCATCGCTTATCTCATCGTACACAAAATACATACCCTGCGCTGGTGTAAAAAGACTGTCTGCAATGCTGGTATCCCAGCCATGCACAGCTGCGAAGCCAGTGCCGCCTGTCAAATTAACCGTGCCACATATATTATCATTCTGGTCTTTAAACTCAATGTTCCAGCTTTTAGTGCCATCAGACAAAGCACCTGCCGCACCGACAGCCACAACAATCACCGTATCCATCGGCCCCCAGGGAAGTTCAGAGGCATTTCCCCAAACATCATCTGAATAAAGCCCATCCCAATCGTCCATGCTTAAACATTCGGTATCAATCATCACGCCCGAACCACCACCACCCGCAACTGCATAGTCAGCCGTGTCTGAATATACTGCGTGTGTCACAGAGTCTGACATGGGGGCGTATCCAGAACTATCGGCGTACATCACAGAATCAGGCATGGGAGCATACCCTGAACTGTCCGCATACCCTGAACTATCAGCGTACATCACCGAATCGCCAGTACCAGGAGCGGCTAATGCATATCCAGCGGTATCAGCATACCCCGATACAGCAGCGGAATCTATCGCGCCTGTTACGTGGTCAGCGGTGTCGGAGTACACCGCATGGGTTACTGATTCCGCAGCTGCTACATATAATGCCGTATCTGCCCACGCCGCAGCGTAAACTGAATCGGCAAAATCGGCTGTAAGGGCATGACTGGCCGAATCTGCTGCGTCAGCATAAACGGCCAGCGAACAAGCATAGGAAGAGTCCGGAACCAATGTATTTATACTATTCCATATTGCACCAACGGTATCCTCAAAGGCTTGGTCGAGGTCGTTAAAACAAGCCCACACATCGGTAGCACTACTGGTATAAAATCCCGCATTATCCATACCAATTAAAGCAGCCCCACAGCCGGGATAAGTACCTACGGCATTTAAAACTGTGGAAGCATTTCCAATACGACCGACAAGATTTCTATTAAGGTCAATCCCCCACGGCTGCAAGGTAAATTCAGTATCATTAACAGCAGCCCTCAATCTTCTCCATGGCCCGTCATCCACAATTTCCATACCAGAATAGCCACCAAACAATTCTAGTTTTACCTGATACGTGCCGGGAGTACCAGTCAGCCTTATGGCATCTGTATAAGTTATATAGCTTGCATCAACAATTCCCGCAGAATCAGCATATCCCGCCGCCCTTGCTGAGTCAACTGCCGGAGCTACGGCAGCATATCCCGCAGTATCGGCATATCCGGCAACTCTCGCAGAATCAGATGATCCCACTTGCGCCCCATAAATCGTGCCCTGAAAATTCACATTGGCAGCAAAATCCACACTATCTTTCATCACCTTCATAGCATACGCCGTAGTATCAAACCCAATTACAAGAGAATGTGGAGTATAATTGGTCAGCGGCTGACTTGAGCTCATACCACTTCCAATTAGAAAAATATCAGAGTAAGTTGTATCCCCAACAGCCCAACCAGAGCGTACAGCAGACTTCAAATAATTTCCCAACATGTGTGTATAATTTGTACTGTCACTGTTATAGTATCCAGCCACAAAAGAATTTTCGCCTAAAACAACATTTCTATGCCCAATTGTTGTGGCGTTATTTCCAGAATTTGTATTTATTTGTCCAACTGTTACTGAATAATTACCAGAACCAATATTATCTGTTCCGACAACCAGCGAGCCTTCGCCATCAGCCGAAACATCATTGCCAACAGCCAGCGCATAATTCCCACTTACATCGGCATTTTGGCCGATAGACGCATTATGGCTCCCTGACATTTGATTATACTGAGAGTTGCCAACTCGCAATCCAGCCCGAAATTCTGCAATACCACCCATGGCTAAAAACGACTGTCCTCCCCCAGACATCTCTGCCCGAAATCCCACACCGTCAGAGCCGCTAGCAGCAAAACATCGCCCATCCCCAATTTGTACCACGCCTACACCAGTAGGATAGCGGTTAATCCAATCTACATCAATACTGTCCCCAGCAGTATTCCACAACTCACGCCGACATTGGCCCCAATCAGCGTTTTGGTTAATCTTAATTGCGGGACCATACTTAGAATAGTTCAGAATCTCAATACCCGGCCCGGCCAACGTATCGTAATGTGCCCCAATCTGCATATACATCTTAGCCTGTGGCCACCAAGTTGTACCATCTCTTCCGTAAAAAGCCATATCCACACTATCTTGTGCCCTAGCTGTTTCGTCGTAAGCATCCCATTCGTTACTTGTGGTAAAATATTGATGGGGCGGCGAAACATGTGTCATAGTATGCAATGGGCCATTAGGAGAACCATACGTACCCGCCTCAAAAGCGGATGATCTATTTTCTTTACACCAATCGGCAAACTCGCTCGGTGTGGTAAGCCAAATATACCCTTCGTTTTCCCACTTTTTAAGTTCTCTGGGGATCACAAAGAAAAGACTGTCGGGGATATATACGTTTCCATACTGCGCCCCATATACATTGCCATGCAAAAGTAAAATTAAAACACTATGCTCCCCGTAGGTTTTCATCGTAGTAATAGAGGCAGCAGAATCAACATAAGTCGTGCCAGCACCAGCACCCGTTGTTCCAATTACAGCAGCAACCCAGTTAAGCGAATCCCTTCCATACTTCACCATCTTTTCAATCATCTCAACCCAGTAAGCCGTATCAGGTGGATTATCATATCCTATCACCGCCGGGCCGTCAATCGAGCAGTACAAAGGATGCAGGTTGACGGCTTCAAGTGCAGACATACCCTCGCCGTATGTGCCGAGTTTAGATGTCCGCTGTGTTTTATAAATCGAGGCTGCCCATCGCCTGCCCACGGCAATATCATCACTCAGCGGCCACGCAAAAGACTCGCAGACGTAATGGCTGTCTCCGCTCACTCGCCGAATGTTGGCCTCGATAGAGTCCTTAGAACCCTGTAGTTCGTCCCACACTAAATTTATTTTACCCACATACAAACTCTCAGCCATTTGGTAATGATTCTTGGAATGGCTTCCAAGTTCATGTCCAATGGGCAAACTTAAAATGGTGGCCAGAGAATCCCACGTACATCTGTTTGTCCCTGTGGTATCCCCCTTACGAGTCCATTCTGAAACCGCATAGAACACCGCCGGAACCCCCATAGAATCAAGTTGCCGCGCCCATTTTGCATGTTCATTTGGACAATCATCAAAGGTGAGCATAAAAGGAATAGGTTGTCTGGCGGGGTTCCATTTTCTCAAACGTCCATTTTCGGGCAAGAAAAAATCTCGGCTAGCCGAATCTGCCTTCTCTGCGTGGCCCACACTTTCGGCCACTACAATACCTTGTTCTAAGTTATAAATCCTTCCAGTAAGCGATGCTGTATCTTGGCTTCCCGTTGTACCAGCATACGCCTGAATATTCTCTATGGCTTTGCGAGGAACATTAAAATCATTCGCCCACCACCGATCTATGCCATCAATCAATGTGTCGCCTACGGCGTGCCAATCATCCAACGAATCCGGATAATAGCTTTGATCTTTTATGGTTCTACCAAATCCCTCTGAAACCGTAAACAACAAAACTAACCAGATTAAAAATATCGTTGGAAGTATCCATTTTAAAATTTTCATGGCCCACCTCTATTTTATAAGTTCGGCAACAACTTTAGCATAATTAGCCAATGCCAATTGATTTATCTCAAGAATCCTCTGTTTATACTCTGATTCTAAAGCAGGGATTTCTTCTATTTTCTGATCTTGTAATTTCGCCCGTATTAAGGCAAATTGTATCATTGATTCCTGAAAATGTAGCGGAAAATCAGGATACGTTGAAGCCCAACCAGCCGAAACTATTTTTGTTGGAACCTTTATATAATTAATCCTCACACTATCACCAGCATGAGGTTGTGTCGAACCTACATAAAAATAAAACTTCTGATCCCGCACCCATCCCACAGGATTTGTCATACTTACAGAAATATCCCCACGAACCAAAGAATTAATAGCCTCTTCGTGAGGTAAAATAACAAACACCCCCACATTGCTAAACGCAGTAAATCCATGGGGCCAATATTCAGCCGAAACTATTCTTTCCACATCATTTATATCATTGGCCCCATCATCAGTTAAACCACGATAATAAAAATAATTTAATGAACCAACTACGGGTTGTATCTTTCCACCACCAATTGTTTCACTATTTTGTTTCCAAAGAGGTTTTAACGCTTCATTTACTGCTCGCCCAATAATATCTGTCTGGGCAAGATTTAGCCACTGTAAAATCTGTGTGCTCGTCGGAACTGTTGAAGCTGTGGGGCTACCAATATCCAACCTTGCACCTACATCATCAGCCAAATCTTTTATACTCAAATAATTTAACGCCAAATTAATTCCCCCTTGAGGGGCGGAGATTAAATCTCCGCCCCTCTATGGAGTATCTTACGACCTATCCAGATAAAGAATCGCATGGGCTGGTTCATTTATCACCTGAAAACCAATTTCAGTTTTATACTGATCTTTTCGTCCATCAGTATCATTCAACTGAATATTAGTTTCCAAAACGGTATCTCTGCCACGAAGCGGGCGCAACCTCATCAGCGACAAATCGCAGACAATCGCATAATCTTGATATTTACCTCTAAGCAACGGATGATATACTAAATCAACGTCGCCTGCCTGAGACTTATATCTTGTCAGTTTAATTCCATATTCCTTACGAGCCATCTCAGTACGAATAAAATTGTCTACGCGGGCCGCCTTTGAGAAAGCCATCATCCAGTTTTTGCTACAATACATTACTCTGGTCTCGCTGGCTGGATTAACTTCAAAAACATCTGCCAAAATAGTATCCAGACGGTCAGAGAAGTTATCGTAATCAACAGACCCCGCATCGATGTCAATTGTCCAAGCAGCCACCGGGCCAGCAGAATCGCCAGCAGTTTTTGAACGAATAAATCCGCGATAATTAGAGTCCTCGGCAATTCCCACACCAAGACCAGTTAAATGAGTCGTCGGAGCATACTCTGTCGGAAATGTCGCACCTAATCCTTCAGAATCCCCTCGGCCAGCAAATATCAAAGCGCGTTCAATATCCAAGTTATGTTCCAACCCTTTTCTCAGATGTAGTCGAGACAATTCCGGCCCACCAAAAAGTTCCGTGGCCTGCAAAGAACCAGTAACCGACATAGAAGTTTTAAAAATCTGAGTTGCGGCATCCATGATGGTTACTTTTTGGCGACTCTCCTCTGGCGCACCACTACCCTGTTGGATTCCACCGAAACGATATTCCGTTCTATCAGTAGCACTTCTCTCTGATGTATAAACACTCACTTGCACATCGTCCTCGTCTGCAATACTAGTGCCGTTGTTGCCGTACTCTTCAAGTGTTACTTGCATGTTGGTCTTGTCAATTGGGTAGGTTGTGGCACCCACAGGACGGCAATAACAGTAACTAATATGCCCCGTAGCATTTTCCAAATCGACAACAATGTTCGTATTGGTTGTACTGGCAGCAGTTTCAAAAGCCCTAAAATCTTCGGCATTTGCAATGTTAAGAACAAATACAACTGGTGGGCCAGCATCTTTAGATTCAACATCGGCATCGCCCATCTTGATTTCTCTTAACAGAAAGAATTCGCTCTCTTGCCATTTAAAATGTATCTGATGACAAGTTTCTTTCGCTACATTTGACAGGAGGGCAAAAAATGGCGTAGCCCTCGGTGTCAGCCGATATATTTTATCAGACATATCAATTTTGATACGATCTGAAGTCGGAAATAAACTACCGTATGTAATAGCCATTCTTTTTCACCCCCTCATCTTCAACAACAGTAGAATCAATTGCGGTCGGCGCAGTAAGGGCTGTTACCGTAGCACGCGCACGCAAAGAAGCCGCTACTGAATCAGCCTCTGCCGTAGTTTTTGCATCGCCAGACCCAACTCCAACACCGAGACCCGCTGCGATACTATCAGCATTACCAGCAAAATGCAGACCGGCTGCCTGAACGTGGCGATTAAAACTAACAGCGATACTGTCCAATAATGTTAGTGCAGATGCCAACGAATCCGAATAAGCATCAATCGCTGCCAATTCGGCATCCACCCTCTCTGCCCACACATTAATTGAGTCAATCGCAGCGACAATGCTAGAATCCTGTCGATCATACTGGTTAGAAAGAGAATCCTGATTTGTTTTAACCATGTGTAAATATCTAACAATGTCACCCATGCTAGAAATAGGAAACTGCGTTACCTGTGCCGAAACTACTGTTGCCGTTCCGAAGATGGCAAATGCCATCAAAAGGACGACAAATTTCTTCACTATTATCAACTCCTCTTTTTCTCACTCAAATCAAATCTGGCCAAATCTTGCTCGTTTAAATCCAGAATACTATCTGCATATTGATCGGCCTTATCTTCCTCTGTCAACTTCTTAGGGCGCTCTGTTTTGCCTGCCGTCGCAGCGATAGATGGCCTGGAAACACGCTCTACTTGCTTACTTATATCCTGTATGCCTTCTTTTCGAGCATGTTGTATATCTTCTTGACGATGTTCCCAGTCCCATATCATCTCTAAAGTAACCGTACCCGGTTTACTATATTTTTGATATGCTGTCTTAATCCATTCATCAGAAGCATCAGGATGTTTCTCTTTCAATTTCTCAATTTGTGTTTCCATAATGGTGCGTTGTTTATCCTGTTGTAATTCCTGTCGCACCTCTTGACGGATTGCCTGTCGCATTTCTTCCCGCTCACGTTGTTTAAGAAAATTGTAACTACGTGTGCCGGGAACAGCCGCCTCGTCGTTATCAAACCATTGCGGGTATTCCTCGGCTTTCTGAGTTTGTTGCACTCCTGCCTGTTGATTGGCTTGTTGTACCGTCATTGCCATGAGTTCTTTAATAGACTCATATTCACGCTGGACTTTTTTCAGCTCGCCTTCCATGCGCTCCCTGGCTAGGCGGTCGGCCTCGGCCTGTTGAATAACAGCATCAACATCGGGAGGTTGGGGTTCTTGGGTTTCTGGTTCGGTTTCCTCAGAAGGGCTTGCATCTGCCTCTGTCTCGGTCATCTCAAAAGTCGGCCCCGCCTTGCTGTCCTCATCTATCAAGCTCTCGGCGTATTTTTCTTCAGCAGATTTTGAGGTATCTTCTTCGGCTTTCTTTTTCCTAGGCATTATTTTTCTCCTTTTAGTTTCCGTCGGGGAACTTTTTTCTGGTCTGTCTCGGCGGCAACAAGCTTTTTCCGAATACCGCTTATTTCTTTTCTCAGCATAGCCAGCTCCGCTCTAGTACGGTATTCCTCATCTTTCAATACTGCTTTGTGCATTGCAGTATCACGATCTATTCTTGCATTTCTTATTTGATTAGTCAGTGTTTTTATTTCCTCCTGTTGGCGTTTAGCAATATTACCTAATTGTTCCATCTGGGATTTTAACTGATCCCTTTCACTCAATCGGCTCAATAATCCCTCCTTATCCTGAATATATGGGTCTTGACGAATAATCTCTTCTCGGTCAATAGCCCCCACATTAGCAAGTTCAAGAAAATGCTGTTGAACTGCTAGTGGATTGACCTCCATTGTACTTCCACTTTTAACTTTTATGTCATATCTAGCATAAAATATATCTTCAAGAAACTGTTTTGCTAATGGCTGTGCCCGCATAACATATTGCTGTTGAGTCGGCGTAAGCATTGCATTTAAATCAAGCCCAGTAACACGCAACAATTTTTCTAACGACCATACCGACGGAATTAAATGCAACGTCACCCGCGCCAGTTTTATCAATGCAGGTTCAACAGATGTACTTAAAAAATCTCTAATTCTGGTCTGTCCAAACTGACGAAAAGCAAGGGTCTGTCCTAAAGTTCTTGGGGCACCTTGAGAAACCCCCAAATCACCCTTGTCAACGCCACTTGTATATTCCATGTGGGCCGTTTCCATACCGACAATTTGCCCTAATACCGCAATAGAGTTGCCAATCTGGGGAGTTTCAAACTCCGGTTTAAGCCCCCCATATAGCGGCTCATATCCCAAAAGCGCCCCAGGCACGGCCCCCTGATTTCCCCAATATTCAACATCAATACTCCCCATTGGATATATCGTTCTCGGATTTGTGCCCACTGAAGCCGCTCGAATAATCAACGCATGCCGTTTATTAATTGACAGTTGTGTCTGTGGATAATTGGGGCCATTGGATATAAATGAGTCGGCAAAATGTCTGAATACAAATATTTTGCCCCAACAGACACAATCCTTTTAACTTTCGGCCTGCGGCCCTGTGTTTCAACATAAAAACCATCGTTAATCAACCTCTTATCGGCATCACTAAGTTCCTCAACCTCTTTTGCGGGCAACCCCATACCCTGCTGAAGTGGGGTCAAAATATGTATCTTACGAAAATCTTTGGTATATCGCTCTATAATTAAACATTTATTTTCCATATCCTCTTGAATATCGCTCGGTTGTTTCTGGCTTTCTCCTGCATATCTGTCTGTTTTGTGGGAAATTTCTTCTGTGCTAAATACTCCCAATTGGCTTTGTATTGTCTCCCAATATTCTTCGGGCATAGTTCGTTTGGCTTGCTTGAATGTATAAATCCGATGAAATAAAATATCATCCGCATCTTCCCAATCTCTGCGGCTACAACTATCTGTAACCAAAATTTCCTGTGGCTCTACTACGCTCCAAATTACAATTTCTCCTTGGCCATAATCGGCAAACGGATCAACTCTTGCCATCAACACACCACGACCAGTAACAAAACTCGACCAACAAGCATCCCTATTTGCCGTCCTGCCGTCTGAAAATCTCCAAATATAGTCCAGCGAAGAACGACAAATATGTGCCTTTATGTCATCTGTACCCCAACCAGCAGGTTCTATAATCCATGTAGGGTAATTAGCTGTTGCCATGGCCGTTTTCTGCTCAAGAATTGGTGTTGTGCGGTCAACTTTTAGGGCTATTTGACCCCATTCGTCCATATTCTCCGCTTGTTCCGTTGTCCACATCTTCCCGTGCGTAAAATCAATATTATCCCAAGCCTCGCCACGCCAATCAGATGAATTACTTAAAAGTTCCGTTCTTAATTCCAAACTCTCTTTAGCCAATTGATCGCTCATTATCTCACCCACAAATCAACTTTTTTCGTCGCAGTTGTTACAAATCGCTCTGGTTGGTAAAAGGGATCAATATCTGGTTTGGGCCGCAGTTTCTGTGCTGGCCGAGCTATCTTCATGCCCTTATGAGCAGCATCCAAAATATCATTTGGCCTACTATCATCTGAGCGATAGTCGAGTGCTGCCATAATAAACGGCGTATTATTCGGTCTTACGTGAATAGCCCCTGCCTGTGCCCAAGGAATCATACTTTCAATTCTCATATCTTTATTTCTTACTTCGTGTTCCAACTTTTCAATTCTAAATACTTTACCACGATCTAACATCTCCCTATGCAAAAACCCAGGATTAAAACCATCGCCGTAAAGCAACGTTTGAAAGGCATTTTTCTCTGCCGAAAATCGTGGATTATGATATTTGTCATAAAAATAGAAAAACCTATCTGCAATCTCAAATGTGGGGAAATTCCCTACAACTAACTCTAAATCCCACAAATGCCTTTTAGGACACACTGCCCACACGAAAAATACTGTTTGAGAACCAAGTTTACGCTCTTTCGATCCTGCCAAATCCACTCCCACTACAACATTTATGGGTACTTTCTCTCCAATTTTATATGTGCCCGAATTATCCTTGTCAATATGAAGCCAACTTTTACCATCTTCCCAAACATATCGCCCTTCGTAATCTTTCAGCCATTCCCGCTTAAACTCGGCAGTCTGTTCGGAGCGACAAGCACACAACCACTCTCTCGCCCATCCCTCAATATCATTGGCTTCTACAAATTCTTGTTTTTTCTTCTCTAAAATTTCTTTAGTAAATTTCTTCGGCCAAAGTATCGGGCCAGCCTCACTTCCTACAGTCGTATAAGCACCATAGGAAATCTTGCGCCACGATTTCATCTTCATCAGACGCTCGCCGATACATTCTTCGTGTTCCGGCGTGTAAATGTAAATAGCCTGCCCCTTATACAAATCTAATGCCTGTAAAACTGCTCGGCGATATTTGTTCCAGTTGCGAAGTCTCATTTCAGGAGTGGCAGCATTTTCCTCATCCTCAGCATCATCGCCACTTATCAAATCAGGACGCCATTGCCAATGACCAACACCACGCATTCCCTGTTTTATGCCCAAACTCTCAAACCGAAATCCCGTGTTAGTAACTAATAAATCCTGTCTCCATTTACCTGTAAATAAATCTTTTTCTGAATGTACCCTAAAATTACCAAAATGTTCATGTACTTTTCTATTAGTTTCTAATTCGTGTTTTACTTTCTCTAACGTATCAATTGATTGCCTTTTTGATTTAGAAAAATTAATCCAAAAATGTTTTAATGTATATAAAATACATCTCATTCCGTACAAAAATAAAAGTGTAGATTTAGAAGATTCTCGGTGCATCTTAACGACGACTTTTCTGTCCATCGCTGTCCATTTTGGATCATCAAGTAAAAACTCTCGCAACACTTCTCTATGGGCATTTGGCGTACCAAAATGAGCATCAAAATAATGGGGAAACAAATCATACCCCATATCAATAAGACCATCTACGCCATCATACCAATGCTCTTTGTGAGTTATTATTTGTTTTTCTGTTGGAATTTCGTTTCATCCTTTTCTTTAGTTTTCTCTCAATTTCCTTCTGCCGCTTTACTTTCCTTTGATACTCCATCGGAGTAGTATATGTTCGACTCATCGTTTCCTGCGCCTACCTGTAGGTTTCCAACCTCGATGAATTCCCTCAAGGAGCCTTCTCTGCGATTCGGCCTTTCCCTTGCTGGCATGGGTTCCTTTCACTTTGCCTGTATTTTTGTTGACTACCACCCACTTGTTCCCTTTTTTTCTCACGGCGTACGGCATGACTTACTCCTTTTCTATCGCCTCCGAAGAATCCCCACCGCTTGTTTTCTCGCATTTCTTGTCTCCCCAAAACTCAAAAATTTCAGGAAAATACCAACTCGACATGAAAAAAATATTACTCGGTTCCATTTAAATCGTTCTCCCGATCATTGCCCCCTTCGGGGGAAGTATCAAAAACATTTCTCAATTTTTTCTGTGTTTCTTCCTCTATCTCTTTCTTCTTCTCATCTGAAATGTCTGGTGCACGAACCACGTTGCCGGATTTTTGCACTTTCAACTGTGCAGAAAGAATCACCGACAATGCTTTTAATTTCGCCTCTGCTGCCTTCCGCTTTTTCGGATTATTCAAGTCGTTATAATTTTTCTCAAACTCTTTCTGAAACCAATCCTCGGAAAACTTCGTTATCGGAGTACCCATGTGTTTGTTTATCTCCCGCTGAACGTGTGGGCGGTAATACCATGTCCACGCTCGCCAATGCCAGCTATCCGGATATTTCCCAACTACTCCTGGACATGTCCTTCTGAACGCCTCATAAACTTTCTTTTTGGTTATTGGTTCGCCCTGTGCAACAAGTATGGTAACAAACTGAAACTCTTTATCACTACAATTTTTCTTAGAAAGAATTACCCAACGCCGTTTGCCACTAAACGAATATCGACTATCTCTCGGTTGCGTGTCACAGACTTTGACATAAATATTAAACGTGCCTATGGCTGTCCTGAACCAGTCTCCGGTTTTTGATTTCGCCCTTTTGAGCATTTTAACGACGAAACCATCCGACGTACGAAACCACTCGCCCTGTTGACAATCTTTCCAATGGTCGTGAAACTTAATCCCGTACTTTTTCGCCTGTGCAATCGTCGGGATATGCTCAAATTTTGTCTTTTCACAAATAAATCCAAACCCTAACGGAGCATGTCGAACATCAGTAAACGGACATTCATCTATCGGAAAACACTCATCTTCAATCCCCATACCGCCACCTTGACGCACGAAGCCCAATCCCCACTAGTCCCGTCCTGATCAATTGGAATTTGGCGGTGCAGGGGTCGGCTTCGGCTCTTGTACGGGCCAACCATGTCGTATCAGCAGACCTCGTTTCAAATCGTATAATTTAAATGTCTGCGAATGATTACAAGTTCTATTTAAACACGTTACAACAACTTGAACTGATAATGGAACATCTGAAAATGGACTGTCTATATGAACAATATTGGTGTCAATTCTCTCATTTAAACAAACTGGACACTTTAATCCCTTTTTAATCACCTAGTTACCCCTATACTCAATATACTGAGTAAAATTACTCACTTAAACGGCCAACAATGTAAATTCATCCAAATGGGCCACGAAATCACGGCGAAAGCCGTAATAAAAAATAATCTACGAGGCCATTTGATGTTGTCTGAATCTTTTCGCATGTTTCTTCCTAAAACAAAAATCACATAAATACATAAAATCTTCGCAGGTCAATTCTACACCACATTTAGTACAGTTATCAGGCAAGTCAATTGCCGACTTTGGGGCGCGGTCTTTGTAATAAACGCTACTTACTGTACCACTTAGCGACTCTTTGACAATGCCTAACATATTCTTCCGATGAAAATTTCCATTTTCCATAGCTACATTTCTCACAAAGAAATTGTATGTTGTCTTTTTCTGTCAGCCCCCCGGCTGACGTGGGAACAATATGATCTAAATGACAGTTGCTACTACATGGATCAAGCCATTCACCACAAAAAACACATAACCCGCGCTGTTCTTCATAAATCTCCCGCAACTCCCATTCTGTCACTTCCGCATCAGGCAATCCCCGTGTTTTTAAACTTCCTCGAAGGGCTTTCAATTTATATTTCCACGGATTAGCCTTCCGCTGACGCATCTTTTCTTCTCTAAAACAATAGTCACAAATATAATTCTTTGCCTTTGCCTTTCCCTCTGACCAATTATCCCCCTTGATTAATGGTAAAAAACATTCACGACAAAACTCTTTTGAATCCAGAATATCTAAATCGTCATCTAACATCATCTTATCCTTATCTCAACTAAATAAGATATGTCTCATGCCCAGTTCAAGTATAGCATCAAATTTCACCAAAATCAAGTCTTTTTTT